CCACTGGACCCCGAGACAACAGAGCACACCAAGCTCATGTACAAGGCGGACGCAGGAACAGTGACGGTGGCTAATGCTCAAGTTGTTCAGATTGCTGAGACGCTAAAGAACATCAAGGCGCAGATCAAGCAAATGGAGGAGGATGAGGACAAGCTACAAACCGCACTGCAAAGCTATATGCAAAACCATGCGGAGTTGGTAGGCGTTGACGGCTCGGTCCTAGCGACATGGAGGTCTAGCAAGGCATCCAAGCGCTTTAATGCTGAAGTCTTTAAGTCCGCTATGCCCGACATTTACGAGCAGTTTGTATTTGAAACACCCGGCTCTCGCCGTTTCCTATTGAAGTAAGGGGATAACAATGCTTTATATATTTGGATTCATGTTAATTATTTTGGGTATTCCGTCTTGCATGATAGGTTATCCACAATACAACGTCTATCAACAAAGACTAGAAGGGGAAGCAGTATTGGCAAAGGCTCAGTACAGCAAACAAGAGGCTGTACAAGTTGCTCAAGCTAAATTGGATTCATCAAAACTATTGGCTCAAGCAGAAGTGGAAAGAGCTAAAGGAGTTGCTGAAGCTAACAAAATCATTGGTGACAGTCTTAAAAACAATGAGGAATATCTTAGATATTTGTTTGTAAATAATCTTGAGCATACGCAAAATCAGATTATTTATGTGCCGACTGAAACTAATTTACCAATACTGGAGAGACGTAAATGAGTAACCTAACACTTAGACAAGGCTTTGCGCCCCAAACCATGAATGAGGCAATTCAATTCTCTGAGAAGCTCTCCAAGTCCCAGATGGTCCCAAAACAATATCAGAGCAAACCTGAGGATATTTTGGTGGCTGTGCAGTGGGGTTATGAGATTGGATTAGCGCCCATGCAAGCACTCCAAAACATTAGCGTCATCAACGGGCGCCCCAGTGTTTATGGAGACGCCGCTATGGCTTTGGTCCAGTCTAGCCCAGCTTGCGAGGACATCGAGGAGTTTATGGAAGCTGAGGGCACACCAAACCCGGTGGCTGTTTGTATCGCTAAGAGGAAAGGACGCAAACCCGTCACTGCTAAATTCTCTGTGGAAGACGCCAAACGCGCTAATCTGTGGGGCAAACAAGGTCCTTGGACCCAGTATCCCAAACGTATGCTTCAGATGAGGGCTAGAGGCTTTGCTTTGCGCGACGCTTTTCCAGACGTCCTCAAGGGGCTAATTACTGCTGAGGAGGCACAAGACTACCCTAGCGACACTGTCGAGGCTCCTAAGCCCATTCCAAGGGCTGTGGAAGTGCTTGAACAGTTCGATGCGGAACCGCCCGAGGGACACCTTGCTCTCTATGTTCCCGGCGTTCAGGACCCATACTCTTGGCACGAGGATACAGAGTCATGGATTAAGGCTTATCAACAGCTTGTTAACAAAATCAATTGGTCCAATAAATTGTCTAAGGAAGACAAGGATAAAAAGATTTGGGGGCTTGAGACGGCTAACAGCGCAGTGGTTGAAGGCTTTGATAGTTTTGACCGAGTCAAGCTCAAAGCGGCTATTGCTGAAACCGGGGTTGACCCGTTAAAAAAGCCGCCAGTGTCTCAAGACGAGGTACCCAGCGAGAGCGAATCTTGAGGCACCTACAAAGTGGAAAAACAATCACACCACTTGAAGCACTCGAACAATTTGGTTGTTTCCGGCTTGCATCCCATATCGAAGTTTATCGAAAAGCAGGACACAGAATCTTTACAAAAATGGTTAGTGACGGCGGCAAAGAGTACGCCGAATACAAATATTTATCAGGAGAAACCGCGAATGGCTAGTAACTATCAACCCGTAGAAAGTAAGGGCATACTCACGCCGAGCGCCTACTTGCAGAAACAAAACCCTAAGGCTCCCGACTTTAAGGGCAAAATCATGCACAAAGGCGAAGTGATTAACATATCCGCTTGGTGGCGTAAATCCCAGTACGGCGAGTTTTTAACGCTTGCTGTGGACACTTATCAACCGCCTGTCAACACACAGACTTATCCCCGGGAAGTAACGCCCAGAGGGGATGAGGACGTACCCTTTTGATGTTCGGTCCCCGTAGTTCAATGGATGAGAATACGATGCTACGAACGTCGAGATGGAGGTTCGATTCCTCCCGGGGGCGCCAATGAAGGCTATTCTGGTATTGCCGCTGAGTCCGAGCACCAACACCTATTACCGCAAATACAACAATATTATGGTGATAGGTGCTGAGGGCAGAGCATTTAGGAAGGCTGTGCAAGAGTACGTTTTAGTCAACAAGATACCTAAGTTCAGGGACAGAAAATTGAAAATAACAATGGTGATTAGTCCAAGGGACAAGAGAAAGATTGACATTGATAACCGCATCAAAGCAGTTCTCGATTCCTTGCAAAAGGCTGGTGTATTTGATGATGATTTCCATGTGGACCATTTAGAAATGATTCGCGGCGAAGTCATCAAAGGAGGACAGCTACTGGTCACGATAGAGGAAATACCCCCCATCAACTCAGAGGTGAGTCCCTAAGGGACAGTTAGGAAACTTACGGGGCAGAGGTTCTGAGTAGCCCCACCAACAATCAACCAAGGAAAACCATGTCAAAAGATAAAGTCGTATCCATCAAATCCGCAGAGAAACCACCCATTCATCTGTACATTGCAACACCTATGTACGGCGGTATGTGCGCTGGATTTTATACACAGTCTATCCTCAACTTACAAAACGTTTTTAAGAACACCGGCTGGACACTGAGCTTCTCATTCATGTTCAATGAGTCTTTGATACCAAGGGCTAGAAACGCGCTTGTACAAGGCTTTTTGAAAAGCGGCGCAACTCACATGATGTTTATTGACGCTGACATCAAATTTGAAGCGAGTCACATTATTCACATGGTTGAGGCAGACAAGGAAATTCTTTGCGGCATCTATCCCAAGAAGGAAATCAACTGGGAGTCCACCAAGAAAGCCATGGACGCCGGAGTACCCAACGACCAACTCAAACACTTTACTGGTTCATTTGTGGTTAACCTTGTGGATTACTCAAACGAAGTCACTGTGCCTGTCAATAAGCCTGTGGAAATCTGGAACGGCGGTACCGGCTTCATGATGATTAAGCGCGAAGTGTTTGACAACCTTGCAGACAAAGTGCCTGAGTACACCAACAACATTGTGGACCTATCCGGCACACTGAAGGCAGATACCATCAAAGAATACTTTGCAACCAGTATTGAGGAAGAAACAAAGATACTGCTCTCAGAGGATTATCACTTTTGCAAACTGGCTAGAAAACACGGCATGAAGGTTTGGGCGGCTCCTTGGGCGCAACTCGGACACATCGGTACTTATCTCTTTGAAGGTCAACTCACACCATCGCCATGATTAACCACTTTACTGTTGTAGAGTCTATTTACGGGAAAATCATAGTTAATCGCAACTGTGATTTTCAAATAGATGCTCTTGCTAAAACCGGCAAAACTCATATAGAACATGAGTTGTATAACATTTTTCAATTTGTGGATAATTTGCCGCCAGATGCTATTGTCATAGACGCCGGTGCAAACATAGGGTTGTTCAGCATCCCTGTTGCACAAAGACGCAAAGACATTACGCTGATTGCTTTTGAACCTCAAAGAATTATTTATAACGCTTTATGCGGCTCTGTTGCGCTGAATGACATCAACAATATTTTTGTACACAACAAAGCAATTACAGAGCTTGTGAGCTATGTTGTCTTGCCGTCTGTTGATTACAGCATGAAGATGGATTACGGCATGGTTAGAGTTCAACCGGGTCTTACTGACGAAAATATGTATATGCGCAACTTTATGGTTGACGGCGTATCTATTGATTCTTTGAAGTTACCCAGATGCGACTTTATCAAGATTGACGTAGAAGGCTTTGAGATACAAGCCATCAAGGGCGCTAGAAAGACCATAGAGACGTTTAAGCCAATACTATGGGTTGAGTACCATATTGTTGGCATGGACGCCATTTGTAAAGCCGTTGGTGAAGGTTATACCTTTATTATGGCGGACCCACTTAATATGGTCTGTGTTCCGTCTTGAAGATAAATTGGAAAGAAGTATTGATATTTCTGGGGTGCTTGCTAGTAGTTTGCGCCCCAGTTATCTGCATTTCCATCGTCTCAAGGATGCCTTGGCTCTTGTCGCTGGTCCCTTGGATTTCTTAACCACACCTTTCATCCGAGCGCAAAATGAATTATGACGACTCCCTTTTGACTGAGGAGCTTTTAGTTTGCTTCCTGTCGCTCTGTTTAATTTGGCTCGACCCTTCTGTGTTAGACCAGCACCCCGTTTTGTCGATAATTTTTCTCCTCGCTTTACTGATAAGCTGGTTGATTTAGGCAATTTGTTTCCCCTCTTTCAGTTCAGCAAGCGTTAAGCCGCCGGTGTGCTGGAAATGAGCAAGCTCTTTGAAGTGGACCCATTTACCCGCCCACTCTAGTCCAACTTGTTCGCCAAGCTCTCCTACTTTACTCCATACTGGGTGGCTTCCGTCCCAGTCTGGTTTACCAGCCACCAAAGGCACAACATCCACAGCGCAACGCCAATTATGGAATGAATCACCGCCTTTAGCATTTGTAACGATTTTGCCTTCTGTTGTTCGTCCTTGGGCATACAAAGCATCCTGACTTTCAATATCACGATATGTGCTTGTAATAAGTAAGTCAATATCAGATTCTTTGCACAACTGTATAAAGTGTTCAACACGGCTTTTAACTTCTGGAAGTAATTCATTTAAGTCTCTTGAGTTAATCATTTTGACCCCGCTGGAGTAGATTGATGCAGTAGTTGGTCCTTAGCTTGTGAACCGGCGCTAGAGCCAAAGTAGAACGCAATAACGCCTGTCCATGCGGTTGAGAGAGAGCCAAGCATAATCATCAACTCATCTGACTTGGTGACTTTGTCTGTCATAAGGGCGTACAAAATGCCAAAGAAACCAACTGTAATGCCAACGGCTAAGAATGGNGGTATCCAAGAATGGGTATTGGATTGCATGGTCCTAGCGCTAGAACGGTCTTCTACGGNTAGTTTTTCAAAGTCTAANCCTAGTTCCTGTGCCTTGGCTTTTAGCGCTATCTCGGCTTGNTGAACNCTTGCNATCTGGTCTGCGGTAAGTTTGCCGTCATCCAGCATTTTCTTGGCATCGTCTTGGGATATGCCCATAACTTTAGACACTGCTTCATAAGCAATGCCGCCAAGTGGACCGCCAAGGGCAGTGGCTATTGTGGGTGCAATTTGAGCTAACCAGTTCATGTCAATCCTTACAATATTTTGGCAAGTACCCTGTATCTCTAAAGATTTTGTAGCACTCGATTTCCTTACTATTTTCCTCGAATTTCCTGTGAAACTCAATATACCAACGTTCCTCTCGCTTTCTCTCCTCTGTCCACAAGTGGATTTGGTACATCAAGCCGCCAATGGTGAACGCCACGACAAATACTGCAATACAAATTGCGACGCCAATCTTGATTTGATCGTGTCGCATACGCCTTTCGTATGATTCGAGGACATCCTTTTTTTTTGCGCCTTGTCTAGTGCGTCTTGTTCTCTAACCAGTCTTGTTCTTTCTGCTTCAAACTCGGTCCAAACAGCGCCAAGCTCAGGAGGAGACTCATAGACCAGCATTTGACGCAAGTCGTACTCAGCTTGTTCTAGTTGTTTTTTGCGCAGTACGTTTTCTAAGGCAATAGCTTGTAATGATTTACCCTTAGGCGGGTTTTTCTTTAGCTCTGCGTCTGCTTTTTTAGCCGCGTCTTGATGGTCAAAAAAAGAGCCAAGTGCGCCACTTAGCTCATTAACAATTTGAACGACTTCCCCGCCTGTTTGTTTTATCTCCTTGTAGGCGGCGACTCCGCTTTTGACCGCGGAGAACGCCATCATGGCAAGGGTAAACGGGTCCATTACTGCGCGGGAGGTGCTGGAGGAGTTACGGTGTATCCGTTAGAAGTTAATAAAGCAATTGCGTCTTCAATCTTTTGCTCACCTTCAACATACTCAGCAAACTGCTTGGCAACATTGTGTTCGGTAGATTCCACAGATGCTCCAATCTTAGTAATAAAGTTTTGAAAATATTCTTGAATGTTCATAGTCCTTCTCCGGGTGTGATGTAAACAGTTGTTGTGCCAATAGAAATGACACGGGCATAAACGTTAGCTGTTGCGCTGACTTGCGGCGCTGTAACAACTTTCTGGTCAAAAGGAAGCACTGGAAACACTTGCTGACTCACTGTGTTTGTAGGCAAAGCAACGTTGAATGTACTGCTGGTGCTGATTTGCACAAAAGCCACATTAACAGTGTCTTGGTTTGTCAACAAATACTGTTGGCAAGGTGTGTTTGCGGTTATGGTGCTTACAGTCGATTGCGAGTTGGCGGCACTAGCCACACAAGCAACCGTGTTGCCCATAGCCTGAAAAGCAATATTATTAGCCATTAGTACACCTTTTTGCCGCCGCCAGAGGTAGGAGATAGCTTAGTGCTGTCTGAACCTTCAGAAAAATCAAATACGGTCCTGTAACCGCCTTTTGGCATTGTGCCGGGTGTCCATCTGTTTTGACCCATTTGGGTGTTGTCAGACGGNTTTTGAGGGCGAACTGCATGAGCGTACTTTTGCCCCCAGTTCAAATTGTCTCCACCTTGCGGTACGCTAGACTTCTTCTCTAGGTCTTTGTAATCTCTCATCGTTTCTCTCCTTGTTTTGAATCACCAAATAACTGAACACCACAAATATCAGGAGGGTTGCTACCCTGTCCCACTCTGGACCCCACATCGTCCAACAAGCCAGTGCGCACGACATTGAAAGTGCCAAAATCGTGATGAGCCGGTCTGTGATGACCCCTAACGCTAGACGTACCAAGGCTACTGCATCCATAAATATCCCCTTCTTTGTAAAAGATATTCATAGTTTAACCTTATTCGTCCTCGTCGCCAAGACCAAAACCACTGCCCCACTCATCATCTTGCATCTTCATTTTGATGGCTTCTAGCTTCAAAGCACGGTCTATCACTTTAGTCTTATCTGTAATTGTCGCTGTGGAATCAACCATGACTGCCGCCAACATGGTGTTAATGGCTTTCTCCAGCTCGGGGTTTATGCCCTTTTCTTTGACTTTTTTAATCACCGCTTGGACTTTCTTTTGGATTTACGGGCTGAGGACAAAGCGGCGGCTACGGCTTGCTTTTGCCTGTAACCTTCTCTGACCATTTTCTTGATGTTTTTGGATATTGTCTTTTGACTAGAGCCTTTTGCAAGTGGCATATCATTCTCCAAACTGTGATTTCAAACCAAAATAAGCGCCGGTACCAAGCGCCCCAGCGCCGAGTAATTTACCGGTTCCCCAGATCAATTCACTTCTAGCTCTTGTAACGTCTTTTGCAGATTGCTCAACACGATTAGCCAAACTATTCATTTGCTCATAGACCTTTTGGTTTATGGTGTTTTGCGAGTAAAGTTTCTTAGCCAAGATTCTGCCTTGCGCGGCAACTTCAGCGTTGGTTTGAGCGCTGTTAATGTTTGATTGCAACGTCTCAAATTCTTTACTATTGATTTGCGCGGCTTTTTGTACGTCTCTTGCTTCTTTGCCAACCGTTTCAGCCGTACCGGCACGACGAGTAGCTGTGCGAGTAGCCTGTGTAATCTGCTCCGCCATAGGCATAGAGTTGGTCAACTTGAGCATACTGTAATTGTCAAGAATAAACTTCTTGAGCGCGTCTGGGTTACCAGCGTATTTGCGCATTTCACCCGCAAAGTATTTCTGCGCTTGGTTTTCTGCAAAAGCACGATTGCCACCAAAGGCATCAATCAAGTTTTGGTACGCTTCTCTGTTTTGAAACACGCGACCGGGTATGCTTTCAGCCGGTACTTTGGCGTAATTCAAGCCTTCTTTAGCCGCTAATTGCTGGTCTATCAGTGCTTTCCCTACCTTAGACTGAAAAGCTCTCAAAGGCTCAGAATCAGCCTTGTATTGATTGAGGAACGTCTCAATACCGGGAGAAAACTCTTTTTGAATACCTTCAACCATCTTGGCAAGTTTTCCGGCTTGTTGCTGAGAAATGGCGTCAAATCCTTCAGCGGGTAAGCCATAAGCTCTGTCGCCAAGGAAACGACGCAACTGCTCTAATCCTTCAAAGTTTCTAGGCACTTGTACAACTTCGCCACTGGCTTCATCCACCATGCGACCAGTCAGCGCTTTTTGCACTTCTTTTAGTTGAGAGATAATGGGTTGTACAGATGAGTTTTTAATTTCATTTTTGATGTAATCATCAACTTTTTTGTACGCCTGAGTATCTCTGTAACTTTCGTCTCTGGCTTCTCTTTCTTTAGCCGCGTTAAATGCCGCTGTCTTATTAGTCTCAGCGTTTTTGTTTCTAACGTTCTTTAACTGGTTGTAAACGTTGTCAGCGTAGGTTTTAATTCTGTCGCCAATGGTTTGTGATTCCTCAGGCACTGCTGTGAACTCACCCGCAATCTTTTGTGTTTTAGTACCGGGCGCCGCGGCATAAGCCTGTTCAGCACGACCAGCCTGTTGTGTTGCAGTCTTCTCAGCCGTTGTTGCTCTTTGCTCTGCTTGCGTCGCCAGTTGTTTAGCGGCTTGTGCTTCGCCTCCAGCTCGGTTAGATGCGTAGCTTCTCAGCGCATTAGCCAAGTCTCTAGCCTCTGTACCAAACGCCCTGTTAACAAGATTAGAGACGTAGTTGTAGCCTTTACTGCCGAGTTTTAATGCACCAGCTTCTAAACCGCCAACACTCAGCGCAGTAACAGCTTCACCGACTTCTTGTTTGAGAGGAGACGCGCCCCTTTGCTCAAGTTGTGAACGTACAAACTCCGCCGGTATAGCAGATGCCGCGGCACCCGCAGTAGCTTTAGCAAGTCCAGCACCCGTCTCAGGAATGACCGCTTCGGCGAGTTTTGCGGCGTATGGTGCAAATTTAGTCCCAGCAGACGCTGTTTTAAGCGCTCCAGCCGC